GCCGGTGCCGGGAATAAGGCAAACCCCTGGAATGACGGAAGAAAGCCCCGGGGATTTCGCGGCACCCTCGCCTTGTGCCGGGCGCACCACCTCGAAGGAAAACTGCGGCACGCGGTTGCCATAGGCGGAAAGATCAAGGTCTTCGATCACCACATAAGCGATGCCACGATAGGCGGGCGCCATGCCCGCGCCTTCGACCGCCTCGATCTTGGGGTCGGGCAGTTGCGTCTGATCGCCCTTGTAGACCCGCAGGTTCAACTTGTCGGGGGCAATTTCATTGCCATCTGCCCAAACCCGCCCGACCCGCAAAATCTTGCCGCCGCACAGCGCGATGGCCAGGCTGACGGTGTAGGAGTATTCGTTAACCGTGCGTGACGACCCTTTGCCGCTGCCAGAGCTGCCGACATGTTCCTGAAACCGGCTGGCCCAGATCACCTGCCCCGACACGCGCACCCTGCCCCAGACCTGCGGCAATGCTGCGCCTTCACTGGCACCCATGATGCGAAAGCGGTCCACCTTGCCATAGTCGATTGCCTCTGACCCGTTGCCCAGGATCTTCTGATCCAGCGCACGGCCCAGCGTGGCCCCCACCGCGCGGCCGATCACGGCGCCGGTCAGGCCCAGAACCGATCCGCCAAAGGCCGAACCGAAGGCCGCGCCGACGGCAGAGAGGATGATCGTTGCCATGGTCTATCTTCCTTCAGGAAACTGAAATCGCGCCACGATCTTGCGGCGCCATGGATCGGAAAGCGGCGTTTCCACAACGCCGTGGCCGGTGTAGGCATGGATGAAGCTTGCCACGGCCCCGGTTTGCGCCTGAATCCCAAGGTGTTTGGCAACCGAACCGGGACGCATCCGGAATAGAAGGACATCGCCTGCAGCCTCGGATTGATCGGATTTCTCAATCAGCCAGTTGCGCGCCGCCCGCAGCAACTCTTCCCGGCCCGAGGGTTCGGACCAGTCGGGCGTATAGGCAGGGACGGCTTCAGGCTCGCAGCCGATCATCTCGCGCCAGACGCCGCGCAGCAGGCCCAGGCAATCTGTGCCCGCCCCCTTGGCGCTGGCCTGATGCAAATAGGGTGTGCCGATCCAGCCGTGCGAATGGGCGACAACCTGTGCGCCCCGGGTCATCGGCCAAGGCTCCCACCGTCATTGGCGCGGCTGCGCACGGGGTAAGAGGTTAGCCAGTCTTCGCCAGGAATATGCGGAAAACCACGGAAATTCAGAAAGTTGCTGAATTTAGCCTTGCAGGTTTCCATCTGCTTGTCACAGCCCGCGGTCAGGGATACCGCGTCCCCCACGGCCAATCCGGGGGAAAGCTGCGTCCAAAGTTCGATGACTCGGTCGGTGCCGACGATGCGGTCGAATTTGACCACACCGCCAAGGTCTTTCGCGACACCAGATTGCACCTTGAACCGGCCTCGTTCGAACCAACCGGCGGCAAAGCCCGCCAGACCGGTGACAAAAACGCGCCTGTCAGTATCAAATCCGCTGACCGTGCCGGTGGCCGAATAGGCGGGCAAGGTCAGGTCAACGCCGCAGGCGGTATCGCCCAGAACCGCCGAACAGGCGCGTTGAAAGACTTGCCCCTGCGGTTGGTTCAGCCGGTCGGTCAGCCCGCGCAGCTCTGCCTTGAAGGCACCGCCTGCGCGGGTGATTTCGCCGAAATTGCCGCGAAACTGCTCGATCCGCTGGGTCGGATCGTTCCAATTCACCAGCCAGACCCGCACCTCGGCGGCATCAAAACGACCAGCCAGAATATCGGCCTCGTCCACCGCCGTATCCGACAGCGCGCCCATGGTTTCGGTATTGTCCACCGAAAGCCCGGTTGCCTGCTGCAGCGCCTTGGCCGACATGCCGCTGCTGGCCTTGAAGGCAATGCCGTCAAAGGCAATGCCCGCGTCATGGTCGGTGAAGCCGTAGATGGTGCCATCTTTGCGCAGCACGGCCCAGGCCCGGCACAGGGTTGTGCAACCCGATTGCAGATGCGCCAGAAGATCATCGCGCGCCGTCATAGCCGCACCTCGATGACCGGCACATTCGGCAGATCGCCCGCGTTGAAGGCCGCGACCGATGTTTGCACCCGGTCGGCATCAAAGCGCACCGGCACGTCGAATTCAAACCCCGCTGTCACTGCGGTGCCAATGTCGGGCGCCACAGTGAAGGTGACGGTGCCGTTGGTGGCATCGACGCTGAAATCCGTGCCCTCGGCCTTCGGATCGGTGGCGACGGCCACGATGACGGTGCCCGCCACAGGCTTTGCAATGGGGCGGGTGTAGGTTTCATCGCCCGACAGGTAGGTTTTCGACAGCTGAAACTGCCGCGTTACACCGTCGCCGGTGCCGATGCGCTGATCGGTGGGCGATGGCCGTTCCGCCGAGGCGCAGGATTTGTAATCCGACCAATCCTTCCAGCGAAAGGCGTGCAACTGGCCGCGCCGCGCCTCGAAAAACGCCAGCAGCTGATCGACATCGGCCAGGGACCGCAGACCAAAGCCCGCGTCATAGCGGCGGCGGGAATGTGCCCAAGGGGTGTTGCGTTCCTCAAAGCCGTTGGCGAGGCTGACGATCTCGGTCAACCGCTCTGGCCCGCCCAGCGAGCCAAAGCTGATGTTGGCGGGAAATCTGATTTCGTGAAACGCCATCCTTCACCTCACCGGTTTCTCTGGCCGCGCGCCAGCATGCGTTGCGCCTGTGCCGCGATCTGACTTTGGCTGCGTTGAAAGCCCTGAACATCCGGGGTGGAAATGTTCATCACCACCGTGACGGCTTTGGCCGAACCTGCCGCCTGCACGCCCAACCGGCCATCGGGGCCACGCGCCAACGGCATGATCGCCTCTGGCCCGGCCTCTCCCATCAAACCCTGCCCACCACGCATGGCGAAAGGGGTGGGGCTGGCAACGACGCCGCCTTTGGCAAATGGCATCACCCGACCCTGCGAAAAGCTGCCGCCCTTTTCAAACGGCAACAGCCCACCGACAAGGCCGTTGATCCCTTCGGCAATCGCGCCGCCCAAGGCCTGCTGCACCGGACGCATGGCGATGTTGTAAACCGTGTCGGCAATCGACTGCGCGACCTGACGCAAGCTGTCCGACAGCTTTGCGCCGTCAAACACCAGCCCGTCAAAGGCCCGGCGCAGACCGCCGCCAATACCGCCCGACAGCAAGGACACCTCGCGCCCGGTGAAGGTCAGGCTGTCGCGCATCCGCGACAACTCGTCATCAAAGGCCGCCACCATTCCGGTGGTGCCGCTTAACGTGGTTTCCAACGCGATGATCTGGTCCTGTAGCTCTGAAACGCTCGCCATCCGTGTGATCCTAACTTTTGTCCGGGAACGCCGCCGCCAACTCTTCCAGTCGCGCCCGCGTCAAGGGGGGGGTGCCGGGATCGACCCCCAGCATCAGCCGCAATTCGATCGGGGTCAGCCGCCAGAACTGATCGGGCGGAAGATGCAGCATCCCCAGGCCCGCCCGCATCAGCGCGGGCCAGTCAATCGCCGTCATCCTTCACCCGGCAGGGCAAAGGCGCGCGCAAGCAGCGTCGCAGCCGCGCGGGCCGCCTCCACCGGGCCGCAACCGATTTCCACCGTGCGCAACTGATCCGCCGTGCCCTGCCAGCCGCCGCCGCGCAGACCCGCCACGATCAGCGCCAGCACGTCGCGGGTGGAAAACCGACCTGTCTCAAAGCGTTCGACCAGATCAATCAGCGATCCGGCCTCCAGCGCGGTTTCCAGTTCGGCCAAGGCACCCAGCGTCAGCTTGGCGGTATGGCTTACACCATCCAGCCAGATCGCCACTTCGCCTGCATAAGGGTTCGCCATCAAAGCGCCGTGAAGCTGAGGGCGCCTGCCGAGGCCAACGACATCTCGAACGTCGCCTCGCCGTTGTGGCTGCCCGCGTATTCGATCGAGGTGATCTGGAACATACCCTGAATCACACCGAAACTGGGCACGACCACCTGGAACTCGGGCATCTCTGCATCAAAGAAGATCTGCCGCGCGCGCGCATCGGTGGTGGCATCGCGGAACACGCCCGATCCCGAAACCGCAGCCGTCTTGACGCCCGCGCCCGCCAGCAATTCGCGCCAGCCGCCCGCGCTTTCCAGCGAGGTCACATCCACCGTTTCCGCGTTGAGGCTGATCCGCGTCGCGCGCAGGCCCGCCAGCGTGACAAACTGGCCATCGCCCACCATATCGACCTTGATCAACAGATCCTTGCCGTTCTGTACCGCCATTTTCATCTCCTGTTGAAACGCCCGCCAAGGGGCTTGGGCAAATCAAAGCGCGATGCGCGCCCTGAACGTCATGTCGATGCGCCGCACAGCCCCCTCGCCCAATCGCCGGGCAGTGGCGCGCATGAAGCTGATCGACACCAGATCGGCCCCCGCAAGCGTCAGATGCGCGTCCACCAGCGCCTGCGACACCGCACCCGCGATCTGCTTTGCCGTCAGAAACCCGGCCTCGTCGCTGATTACCGCAACGTCAAAGCGATGCTCGGCGCCGCCGCCGGATTTGTCGGATTGATCCAGAACCAGTTCCGGCCCGATCAGTACAAAGCTGCCCGGTGGCGGGCCCGAAGGCATTGCGTCGATCACGCTCACCCCCGCCAAGGCCGGAAAGCTGGTCAGCCGGGCGAAAATCGCCGCCTGTAGCGCGGCCGCTGCCTGATAGCTCATGCCGGAACCTCCTCGCGCGCGGTGCAAACCAGATAGCGGGCGTCGGGGTCGCGTTCGGCCACCGACAGAATGGTGAAGATGCGGCTGCCATCGCGGAACCGCTGATCGGGCTTGGGCCGCGCGGGCGATCCCACCGGGGCCGCGCGCACCGTGATGCGGTAGGGGATGGTCGAGATTACAACATCCTCGCCCGCCACCTCGCGCCCCGATCCGGCCCGCAATTCGGCCCAAAGGGTGCCAAGACTGGCCCAGTTATGCGCAAAGCCCCCTGCGCCATCGCTGGCAGTCTGAACCGCCTCCAACAGCAGGGGGCGCGTCAGGCGCGGCGCGCTCATGCTGCACCCCCACCCAACACCCGCACCGTGCGCCACCGTTCGATCAGCGCCTGCACCGCTGCGGGCAGCCC